TCGGCGTAGGTTTTGGAGAGGAACTGAAGGACCGAGGTGCGCCATTGGAGAGGAACTGAAGGGTCGAACGTCGACCACGGTGCTTTGGAGAGGAACTGAAGGGAATCGAGCCATTGTTGCACGGCGCAGTGACCGAAGCATTGGAGAGGAACTGAAGGAGGGTGTTCACGACGTCGGCGATATCGGGGTTCGTCGTAGTGACCGAAGCTTTGGAGAGGAACTGAAGGTCGAGCGGGTCTAGGTAACGTCATGGCAACACCAGCCGCCCCTCGCGACAAGCACCCCGGAAAGTACCAGACCCCGCGCGTCCCGATCCAAACGCCCATGTACGACGCCGCCGGCAACATGACGCGGACGTGGGTCATTTTCTTCGAGCGGCTGGCGAAGGTCACCGACGCGACCGTCGACCAGCTCGAGCAGAAAGGCGTCGTCACTGACGACTACGAAGAGGCGACCTTCGTGCTCTACGACACGACGATCGCCAGCAACGTCACGAACCTGCTGCCGGTGCGGCGCGGCGGGACGCTGGTCGATTGCGAGATCGTGCCGAAGAACACGACCGCGGCGGCGTTTACGTGCGACATCTTCCGCACGCTGGTCGGCAACGTATTCGGCTCGCGCACGTCGATCTTCGGGACGACGAAGCTTGTCGTGCCGAGCGGGACGGCGCAGGGCACGGTGATCAACCAGCCGGTGTTTGCGAGTAACCCGTACAAGCTGTATGTGGATGACGTGCTGAGTATGGACATTACGGTAAGCGGCGGGGCGGATGTTTTTACTGTGGTCTTGAAGTGGAAGGTGTGACGTGGCGACATTCGATGTCGCCGTCCAGATTCCATTTAGCGATCCCGTGAACGGTTGGACCGTCGCAAGCTACGCGGCTTCCTACGGCCCGTGGGCGGTCGGCAGCGCATTGTACTGCGCCGTGCTTGAGGCCACGTTTACCGGCCCGCTGCATGTGGCGCGTAGCCTCGACGGCGGCGTGTCATGGGCGTTGATGGACCCCACGCACGCGCCGGCGGGATGCCCGATGGTCGTCTTCGATCCGGCAACCAACAATATCACCAGTTGCGTGACCAGCCACGGCGGCGCGACCAACGGGTACAAGGTCAATGCGCTGCGCGACTTGGACTGCGCTAGCAATCTGTGGGGCTCGAATTACGCGACCGCCGGCGTTAGCGCCGCCTTCGACATAGCGGCGAAGGCCGGGATGGTCGTGAGATCGGATGGCTCGAAGGTATTGGTAGCTACCTGCAACGTCGCGTCTTCCGGCAGCCCGACCAAGAACACGCAGCAAGTCTATTTCGCGACCTGGAACGGAACGGCGTGGAGCGGCCCTATATGGGTAAGCGATAACACAACCATCAGCGGATCGACCAGCGCCACGGCGATCTCAGCGGTACTCGAGCCGTCCACGCAGAAGGTCCACGTCGTTTACGAGTACGACGATTTCAGCGGGGCGTCGAATGTATACACCTGGTATCACCGCACGATCTCATCCACCGGGACGCTCGGAACGATATCGACGGTAGACTCCTACACTTCGGGAGCTCCCAAATACGTATCCATCATGGGGCCGTGCGCCACGGTGTTATTCAAGGGCAACATCTACGTGCTCGGAATGTATAACACAGGTACATCGGCCAGCACGGTCTATGTGTGCTACTCGGCCTCGCTTGCCGCTACGCCGCCCTGGACGTTCACCAGGACGACTATTGCGCCGATGGCGTACGAGCAGTGGAAGGGAATCGCTGGATTCCTATCGCCTGATGGCAACACGCTTGAGGTACTCTTTCAGGACGACCAGAACGGCGCGATCGGCGAGCGCGGATTAGCCATCCGGCTGTTTAAGACGACCAGCACAACGGGATCTAGTTGGACGACGCCCACGCTGTTCTGGGACGGCTGGCCCATCGACGAGGCGATGGAAGCGGTCAGCGCCGCTGACGCCGGCGGAAGCAACGGCATCGGCGGCATCGTCGCCTTCGGCTCGTTCAACTACAACACCAATGTATTCGGAATCAACCGCATCACGCCGGGCGGCGCAGGCCCGATAGCACTGAAAAACTACGCATACCACTAAAGGAATGTCGCATGGCAACGCTTCCATTGATGATCGGCGGCGCGGCAATCTCCGGCATCGGCAACTTCTACGCCGGACGCAAGATGGCCGGCGCGTACAAGACCGCCGGAACCACGCTCGCCAACGCGGCGAACAACGAGGCCGCGACCGCGCTGACCATTCCCGGCATGGTCAACCCGCTGCTCGCGTCCGCCTACGGCCAAGCGCAGCAGAGCGTGACCAGCGCGGCGGATACCGCGGGCGGCATCATTGAGGACCGCGCCAACCAGGCGCGCGCCGAGGCGATGGGCGCGGGGCGCGAGGCCGCGGGCTATCAGAACCCCTACATGGAAGCGGGCACGCGGTCGCTCGCTACCTTGAGCGATCTCGTCAATGCGCCGGCGGCGACCTTCGACCCAACGCAGGTCACGATGGACCCGTCATTCGCCTTTCGCATGGCGCAGGGCACGCAGGCGCTCCAGAAAAGCGCCGCGGCGCGCGGCGGGCTGATGGGCGGCGGGACCATGAAAGCCCTGACGAACTATTCGCAGGGACTCGCCTCGACCGAATACGCCAACGCCTATGACCGGGCGTTACGGACGTTCCAGGCCAATCAGGGGGCGAGACAGACGCAGTTGGCGAATCTGACCAACCTCGTCAATACCGGATCGACGGCGGCGACGCGCGCGGGCGAAGACATCGTAGGCACAACCGAGTATGGCGGCACGACGGCGCTTCAGGGCGCGACCACGAGCGGCCAACTGCGCACGCAGGCGGCGCGGGAATCCGCCGATTACGGCGTCCAGGGCGAGACGGCGCAGGTCCAGAACATCCTGCAAGCGCAGGACATCGCACGCCAGGCGCGGCTCGGGGCGGCGCAGGCGACCGCCGAGAGCCAGATGGGCGCGGCGGGAGCGGGCGCACAGGCGTTCAGCGGGCTGACGGGCGCAATCGGCGGCGGGATGACGCTGGCCGGGATGGCGGGGGCGAAGCTGCCGGGATTCGGCAGCCTACCGAGTCCGATGACGGCGGCGCGAACGTTGCCGTACGGCAACGCGGCGGCGCGCAACCTCGCGCTTACGTTGCCCCCAATCTCGTACGGCGGCGGCGATTATGTTTCAGGGATGGGCTTTTAGGAGCAAACCGTGGGCAGTTTAGGCGTATTCAATCCATCATTCCTCGGCCGCGCGCCGCAGTTGCCGGCGGCTCCCGATCCGCTTGAAACCTACGGGCGGGCGCTGTCGCTTCAGGCGATGATGGCGCAGCGGGAGCTGCGGGCGCAGCAGTTGAAGCAGGAGCAGTATCAATTGCAACGGTTGCAGGATCAGGCAGAACAGCGACGCAATCTCTCATCACTGATCGCGCGCACGCAAAACTTGAATGATCCTGAATTCCAACGGCAGGCGTATCTGACTGCGCCAGACGTCGCACCGCCGATTCTCCAGAATATCTACGCAGGACAGAAAGAACAGGAGCAGACAAAACAGGCGTCGGCGGCCACAAGATTATCGGAAGCCGAAACGGATCTGAAACGGCTGGATCAGCGCAGCAAATATCAAAAGCAGTGGGGTGAAAACCTACTGGCGCTATCGAAGATTGCCGCCGCTGATCAACGACGAAATGCTTTTCTGAGTTACCTGCCACATGCAGTCAAAAATAATCTGATCACTCAGCAGCAATCCGATGAGTGGAGCAACCTGCCGGGACTCCCGACGCCTGATGTGCTGACGTCCGAGATCCAGCGCAATATCGGCGGCGCAGGCATGGACGAGTGGCGCATCAAGGAGTTACAGGTCGCCCAGGAGCAAGCTAAACAGGAACAGTCGCTGATCACGTCAGCGGCGCGTGACGCCCAGTCACTAGGGGACCAGCCCACGCAGGACGAATGGAACATCTTTGTCGCCAAGCACCCTGAGGTCGCGTCCAAATTGCCGCCGTTCGGCGTAGGCGCGATGAGCCCGACCAAGACCCTGCAACGCATGGCGATGACGGCGGCGGAACTGACGACGGCGCAGGGACAGGCGGAAGAACGCGCCACCAAACAGCAAGAACTGGAACTCAAACGGCAGGAACTCGCTGCCAAGGAAGACCCCCTCGGCCTATTCAGGACTGCGCCGGGAGCGCCAGCGGCAGCGCCGGGAGCCGCTCCGACCGCAAGCGGCGCGCCCGTCCAGTTATCGCCCATGGCGGGGCAGATCGCGAATTTCGAAGGCTATAACAAGCCTGGTTCGGTGGCCCAGCGCAACAATAATCCCGGCAACCTGCGCGATGCGCCGACTGCTATCGGCCACGACAAGGACGGCTACGCGATCTTTCGCACGCCGCAGGACGGCGCGGCGGCGCTCGAAGCGCAGATCCGGCGCAACGCCGATAAGGGGCTGACGTTCAACGAATTCTTCGCCGGCAAGCCGGGAGTGTATCCGGGCTATGCGCCCGCGTCCGACCGCAATGATCCGGCGGCCTACGCAAAGACGGTCGCTACGAATCTCGGCGTTGATCCGACGGCGAAGGTATCGGATGTTGTCGGGGGCGCGCCTACGGTCGCGCCGCAGCAGGGCGCGGGAGTTCCTTATTTCGGCAACCTGCACGGCGACACATTCCTTCAGGCGCTGCCGGGCGGGATCAACGGCCCGCTGGCGGCGAGGGTCAAGGACACCTATGCAGGAAACCTCGAACTCAAGGACGATACCGCGGGACGGCAGATGTACGCGCTGGTGAAGCAGTACAATCCGGACTTTAATCCCGGACAGAAGCCTCTCGGGGAGGATGCGATCAAACGCATATCTGACGATGAGACGGGCATTCAAGCACTGCAGAAACTTCGTGCAACGCTCGACAAAAACAAGGAATTTCTAGGTCCGATCGCCGGACTCCATGCCCTTATTCCCGGCTCCAAAGCGCAAACGGTAAGAGCCGAGGTTAACCAAGTAAAGCAACTTGTAGGCAAAGCATTAGAAGGCGGCGTCCTGCGCAAAGAAGACGAGGAGAAATACAAGGAGATTCTCCCGATCATGTTCGATAAGCCGCAAATTGCTCTCGACAAGGCCGATATGTTGATCGCCAGCCTGCAGCAGCGATTGAATATCTACAAGCAGGAGCAGCGCAAGGCGGGACGGCGGGTGGATATGACGCCGCAGTCCCCAACGCCGGCAGCTACTCCGGGCGTCGAAATCTGGGGCCGAGATAAGAACGGCAAACTCGCAAGGATGAGTCCATAACATGCCGCGCACAATTCAGTACCAGGGCCGCACGATCCAGTTTCCTGACGACGCCACCGATGACGAGATCAGGAGCGCGCTAGAGCCGAAGCCAGAGCCTAGCTTCGGCGAGACATTTCTACAGACCGGAGCGGATCTCGCTGAAGGAGCGAAAAAAGGTCTAGGATCTACCGTCTATCACGCAGGCGACCTCATACGCCGTGGCGAGATCGGTATCGCTGATGCGCTTGGCGTCGATGTGAATAAGATTCCTGAGGGCGTGCGCAGTTTCTTCGGATTGGACCGCGTTATCCAGAAGCCGGAAGTTCAGGAAGCCATCACACCCGTCGGCATGCCTCAGAAGATCGGCTACGGCGCAGAGAAACTCGCTGAATTTGCGCTTCCGGGCGGAACGATCAGTAAGGCCGGCGCGGCGGTCACCACGGGTGCTACAACTGCGAAGGCGTTGCAGATCGCAGGACAGGCAGGCAGCGAAGCGGCGGCAGCGGCGACCATCGCAGGAATGCAAACCGGCGGCGATACCGAGGCGATGAAAGAGGCCGCTCTCACCGCTGGCGTAACCAGCGGGGCTCTAGGAGCGGCTGGCGAAGTAGCCGGACCCGTTTCCGGCTACCTCAAACAAGCCGCCCGTGAGCAATACAGCCGCGTGCTGAATCCCACCAAGCAGGGACTGAAATATATATCTCAGACTGAAGTCGTTCCGGGCCTGCTGGAACGCCGCGTCGTACCTGCCACGTTGAAAACGCTTCAGGGCAGGGCAGGGCAGGAAGTTCAAAAATGGGGACAGGCCATCAGCGATCAGTTCGACAACCTGCCGCCGGGAACCGCCGTCGATCTGAAGTCCGTATTGGCTCCCTTGTCATCCGCGGCCGAAGATCTGAATATTATCACGTCATCGGGAAAGGCCATTCCGAAGAGTCCCTATGCCAAACAGGCGATCGACAACATCGCCGATATGAAGCAGACGCTAACGGACGTGGCCGAAGTCAATCCCGCTACGGGCGAACTGGAGGTTCCGGTAGACCGATTGCGGACACTGCGCCAGTACTTCGACAAAGTGGCCGCACGCGCAGGACGCTATCAGGGAACTTCGCTCGCCGAACAGAACATGGCCGAAGCGCATGGCCTGGCCGCCGATGCGATCCGCGGCGAGCTGGCAAAGGCCTATCCCGATATCGCCGCAATGAACAAGGAGTACACCTTCTGGAAGAATGCGCTGGACGTCGCCAACTCGACCCTGCTGAGAAGAGAAGGACAGGCCCGGCCGCTCGGCAGGAAAATAGCGGGCGCGATCGGCGCAGGCGTGGGATTCGCAAAGGCTGGCCCCGTAGGTTTGCCGCTCGGTAAAGTCGCAATGGACACTTTCGAGAGAGTCACCACGAGCCCCTACTGGAATGCCGCCAATGCGGTTATGAAAGACCGGCTGGCGGATGCGCTGGCGAGCGGGAATCGCGGCGCGGCGGAATTCTATCTGGGACGAATAGCGGCGGCGATACCGAACCTCACTCCTCGTCCTTCGGAGGCGACTCCGGTACGTAACGGTATGCCATCCGCGCAGTGATGATCAGGGGCAGGACAGCGTATCTTGTCAACCGGTTGACGTCCGCGTCCTTGGGCGCATAGCAAACGATCCAGGGCAACGCAACGCACATCCACAGAAAACTGATGATCGTGCAGATGCGCCAGAACCTGTGCAGCGAATGCGCGATAGTTTTGGCGACGCCCCAGAACGCCCAGAGGAACAACGCACATCCGGTGATGACGCTTCCGGCCCGATCGTCGAAAAAACCCAGCCATATCAGAAAATAAATCGAAGCCGTGAACAAGACCGGCTTCACCATGAACTTCAGGAAACCCTTCATTGAGTAGTTCTTCCCTTACTTATCGGCACGCTACCTTTGCGCCCTGATCGTTACGGCACAGATGCGCCAAATATAAGCCAGATAAGCAGCATTATCTGTCTTTGGAGTCCCGCTCGAGCTTTTCCACGCGCCCCATCAGCTCGCGGATCTGCCGCTCCTGCCTGGCCTGCGATTCGAGCACGCCTCGCGGCATAGCAACGCCATCTCGATCTCGTAATCGTGCAGCCCGAGCAGGTCAAACTCCAGGTCGGGCTTCGGCCAGTGGCGCCCACGCAGGCCGTGGCCCATGACGCGCCAGCGGCAGGCGAGCCAGACGGGGGCCAGGCGGATCAGGAATTCGCGTTGCAGTTTGCGGCTCATTTACTCCTCCATCAGCTCCACTTCGTCAGTTCCGCTGAAGAGCGCATCCTGCGTCGTCGATTTCGCGACCCGCAGATTCGCAACCGCCTGTTTGAAGTAACTCTCCTTCAACTCGATCCCGATAAAGCGCCGTCCCTTCCGCAGTGCGATGTAGCCTTCTGAGCCGATACCGGCGAAGGGAGACAGCACGATATCGCCGGGATTCGACCATAGCTCGATGCATCGCTCAATGACTTCGAGTTGCAATGGGCAGATATGGCGCTCGTCCTTCTCCTCGCGCGCTGAGCGATGCTGCAAGGTCTTCGACGGATTGATGTCCATCCAGACCGGCGAAGCATAGCGTTGCCACAGTTGCACCGGGAATCCATTCGGCGTCTTCGTGATGGGATCAGGATTGACGCCCGGCTTCCGCATGGTCACGACATAATCGGGGATTCCCTGCCGCGACATCGCCGAGTCTTTCTTGAGTTGCTTGTACAGCAACCCGATCGCCTTGGTGCGCTGCATGGCCGTGACCGGGTCTTTCCAGATCACGACTTCGGAATGATAAATGAATCCGGCCCGCTGATAATAGCGGATCAATTCGCCGCGGAAGTCCTGAATGCCGATAACGCCGTGCTTCTCTTTCGTCAGCGGCATATTCATGCAGTGGAACGATAGCAGCCGCCCCGGCTTCAGCGTGCGGAACTGCTCGGCGATCAGATATTCGTAATGCTTTTCGAACTCGGCATAATTCCGCGCATTGCCCATGTCGCGCTCTGAGTTGCTGTATGTGTACAACGTCGAAAACGGCGGCGAGAAAATCGAGTAATCGATGGAGTCGCTATCCATCATTCGCATCACTTCGACGCAGTCACCCTGATAGGCGTCATACTGATCGCCGTGCGACTCGGCGGTGATGTATTTATCTCGCACGTGCGACTGGCGCGTCAGATTCTCGCGAGTAGTATCCTTCATGTGCTCAATCATTCCTTCGGCCATTTCAGCGGCCTGTTTCTCTTTGCGTTCGATGTTGCGCACGACTGCGCCTTCCGTCTCGGCGGTAATCACATGGCAGTGGACTTCGCGCCGCTGGCCGAACCTCCAGGAACGTCTCACAGCTTGATAAAACTGCTCATAACTATCGGAAAGCCCGACGAATACCATGTCAGCGCAATGCTGGAGGTTCAATCCGAAGCCGCAAATGGTAGGCTTTGAGATGAGAACGCGGGCGCGGCCGTCGATGAAATCGAGCATCGCGCGTTCCTTGAATTCCGGCGAGTCGGAGCCCGTCACCTCGACTGCATCGGGAATCGCCTCGGCCAGCGCTTCGCTCTCGCTGTTCAGGTTGCACCAGACAAGCCACGGATCTTCAGAAGCATTCACCAAGGCTGCGCATTCGGCTACCCGCTCCTCGATCGAATCGCGCCGCGCCGCATTGCGCTCCTGAAGCGTCTGCGCCTCGACACTGAACAGAAACCCTTCGCTGATCTGGTTCGCCTCGACGGTATGCTGATACATCTTGAGATCCGGCAGGATAAATCCGTCATCGTCGAATCCCAGATCGGACGGCCGGCGAATGCATACCGCCCACGACGCAACCCAATTCCAGAACTTATCGACGGCGTGGCCCTTCAGACGCCATTTCGACGTGTCGCCGCCATCATGGACAAAGAACGTCGCCAGCATATCCGGCGTCTTCATGACATCCAGAAATTCGGCGTGATTGCCGAGTTCCATGTAATCGTTGGGCGCAGGCGTCGCGGTGCACGCCAGGCGGAACGGGATCACGCTCGCGAATTCCGTCAGCGCCTTGCGCGTCTTACCGTCGAAGCCTTTCAGAATGCTCGATTCATCGAGCACGATCCCGCCGAACTGCGACGCATCTCCGAACAGATGCATCTTTTCGTAGTTCGTGATCCAGACGCCCGCCTGATCAATGTCCGATTGGCGATCGGCGCGATGGACGTCCACGCCGAACTTGCAGCCCTCGCGGATCGTCTGCGCCGATACGGCCAATGGCGCAACAATGAGCACCGGCATTCCGGTATGCGCGACAACGTGACGCGCCCATTCCAACTGTTGCGGCGTCTTCCCGAGCCCGCAATCCTCAAACAACGCTGCCTTGCCGCGGCATAGCGCCCATCGGACGATGGCTTGCTGGAACGGGAATAACATCCCGTTTATCTCGCCGTGGTCATCGATGCCGGCTGTCGGCGCGACGATGCGTTTAGTTTCCAGGAAGTCTGCGTAGTTCATCGCTTAAGTCTCGTTCACTTAGCCGCCGCCTTCTCCTTTTTCCCCGCCTTTACCGACCTCGTTGCTTTCCGCCCGGCCCACGCCGGCGTATCCCATCGTCCCTGATGGCATACGGGACATTGCGACGGGCGTTCTTGAATCCTCGATGTCCACTCATGGCCGCACCTAAGACATTTGCAATGCATACGACATCATCATACTATCCATACCGATATTTTTCTAGCCCCCTTCACTGTTTTATTTTTATTGACTCCCTTCACTTTTTTGTTGACTCCAGTAGTTCATCATCATATACTTATCTTGTAAGCAAATAAAACGTCAAGCGGACGAAAAACGCAGAGGGAATTTTAGAATGTGGCAACCAACCGAAAAATGCGGCGAGTGCGGCGGGACGACCATCCGCGAGTGCGACGACGCCGACGCGAGCTGCGGCTACAGCGCCGTCGAATGGCGCTGCATGGACTGCGGAGCGATCTGCGAGGAGTGCGTCCCCGAGCACCTGGCCGTTGCGCCGTCGCGTAAGCCCGCGACCGTGGCGACGCTGATGGTCGAACTCAATGCGCTCGGCCTGATTAACGTGAGAGTAGACGAGAAGGAGGTGGCATAACATGACCACGACAACGATGACCTGCACCTGCGATTACGACTGCATCGGCGACCCGCTGACCTACGTCAAGGTCGGTCGCTGCGCGATGCACGACGAGTGCGACGGCTGCGGCAAGCTCGACCTGACGACGAAGTGGCGGCGCTACCCGGACGGAGATAAAGAGTGGTTCTGCGATACCTGTAATCAGGAGGTCGCATGAGCCGCGGTTACGGATTTTCCGTGAGCGATCAATCGCTCGTTCGCAATAAATACAACGATTGGATCGAGGTAGACGATATCAACGTCATCCCGACGGCAGACGGCATGATTCATGTCAGCGCTGACCGCAAAGGCTATGCGGGGGATCACTTCGCTGTCAGCGAAATGTCCCTCACGCGAGAAGACGCACAATCTCTACTCGATAGCCTGCGCCTGACCTTAGAGGAAACCAAGTGAACTTAGAGGAACAATTGGCTGCATCCATAGCAATCGTGCAGCAAAGGAAACAAATGGCCGACAAGATTATTTTCGACACCAACGTGGCGCAGACGATCGCTCTGAAATACGCCGACGGCAAGCGCGTGGAATCGCGCTACCACGACTACGAAGTGTACTACTCGACCACCGACGGGCGCTGCTTCTACGCCACGCCCACGCTCGATGCGAAGATCCAGGCGCTCGAGCCTGCCGCGGGCGAAGAGTTCGAGGTGTGCAAGCGCGAGGTGCGCGAGGGCGCAAAGAAGCGCGTCGAGTGGCAGGTGACGCGCCCCGCCGATACCGCGCAGGAACCGGAGCGACCCACCGTCAAGCACGCCGCCCCGGCTACCAGCAAATCGCCAGAACGCTCAAACAATACAAACAGTGAGAACGCCGTATCGGATAAACGGTCCAGCGACGCCATCCAGCCTAACACGAGCATGAGCCAGATCATGCAGGGCGCTCTCATCGCCGCCATCGACGCGCTTGCCGTGGCCCGCGACTATGGCGTCACGCGCGGATTTACGCTCGACTTCAACGAAGAGGACGTCAGGGCTTCCGCCGCGAGTATCTTCATCGCGGCAACGCGCGATATCGAGCGCTTCCGCGTGAACGCCGCGCCTAGCGTGCAGCGCGTGAACGGGGGCATCCAATGAGTGATAAGCCGGAAGCCCTCTATCCCGAGATCGCGACCGTGCTGTCGCCCTCGCAGGTGCAGACCTTCACCGACTGCTCGGCCCGCTATTTCTTCAAGCACGTACTCCGAATGCCCGAGCCCAGGAACGCAAACCTGGGCTTAGGTATCGCCGTCCACGACGCCATCGGTTTCTACATGCACGGCAAAATGGCCGACGTGCAACTGGAGCCCGCCGACTGCGCCGAGGAGTTCGACCGTGCGTGGATGCGGCAGCTCGAAGGCGACATGGCGCTGCGCGAGCAGGACGACCCCGCCGAACTCGCCGCGTGCGGCCGCACGCTGGTATCGCGCTACGTGGCCGAGGTCGGGCCGACCGTCGATCCGATCGCCATCGAGGAGAAGGTGGAAGGCGAGATCAACGGCGTGAAGGTGCAGGGCCGCATCGACATCCGCGAGCGCAACGGGCGCATCCGCGACATCAAGACCGCGGCGCGCAAGCCTTCGGGCGTGGCTCACAGCCACGCCTTCCAGCTTGCGACCTACGTTCAACTCCAGCCCGCGATCCACGGTAGACTAACTCCTGAAGAGGAACTGAAGGCCACCTACGTGCAGATCACGCCGGCGGCGTCCAACGTCGCCGTCGTGGACACGTTGGTGAAGACGAAACAGCCGCAACTGATCCAGCACACGCACACCATCGACCTCGATCAGATCAAGGCGACGCAGACGCTGTACCCGCTGGCGCAGGAAGCGATGCGGGCGGGTTACTACGTGCCCAATCGCAGCTCTAACTTGTGCTCGCGGAACTCTTGCAGCTATTGGCGGCTGTGTGTGAGCGAATATGGAGGAAGAGTTGATTGATGGACGATCGCGACAATATCGATAAACGGATTGACCGGCTGGTCGAGCGCCACGAGGCGCTGGCTCAAACGGTAGAACTGCTGACGCATGACGTTGAGACGACCAGGCAATCAGTGGTCGAGTTGAGAGAGTCGCTTAAAGAGTTCCACGCGTCGATTAAAGAATCGCACGAGTCCGTCAATACGCTCCGCGACTCGGTCAACCTGCTGCGTGAATCGATGGGTGACCTGCGGGCAGTTGTGATTAACCACGAGAACCGCATCCGCAAGTCCGAAGGGCGCCCGCCGCTCGAATAAAATGCCGCTCGACTTCTTTCTCATGTCCAACCTCGCGCCGAAACATACCGGCCTGCCGTTCGTGGTCTGGATATCGCCCAAGGGCAACTCGCGGCACGATGCCAGAGTGAAAGTATCGCCCGGGTCAAAGGCTACGCCGGGAGAATTCGTAACGGTCGCCATACGGCCGAACGTGCGCATCGTTAACGGGCGTCTGTCGCCGGCGCATCTGGATTTGCTCAAGCAGTGGATCGAACTCAACCGGGACACATTGATTGCGTTCTGGGAAGGCGATATTGAGTACACCGAAGACGTCCTGCCGAGGTTGAGGGCTATCTAAGCGTGTTATTCTTTTGCTCTACGGGGAGAGTAGATTGAAACAGGTTTGCGGCTTTGCGACCCTTCGTCCGTCTTCCCCGTTCCTGTACGCGGCGCGCAGTGCTCGAAGGCGCGCAGTTAATCAGGCGCATCATACACGGCCGATTTGACGGCGTCTTTATCAAACCCGGCAAGTGGATATCCGAAGACTCGCTGTGGCCCGGTCCCGACTGGCCACGCATCCCGCACTTAATCGAAATATTTCAATCGGCGGAATCGCACGCTGGGCACGGCGGGTCTAGAATCGATGTCATCCTGTGGGTATACGAATTCGCCGGCTGGCGGGCGATATGCCGACTCGACGGATGCGATTCCAACTGGATGAAACACGTGGAACCAATACTCGCTAGATCCCTGGAACAATCGAAAATGCACATTGAGACGCCCAACGTCGCCGCGATGGCCGATGAGCTGGCCGCGCTGATTGCGGCCCGCCGGGACACGCTTGAGACGCGAGAGCAGCGCGAAGCCCTATACACGGAGTTATATACGCGGCTGATGATGGGCGCGTGCGCTGAACAGGAGTAGCGGTCAGCCCGTCTGGCTCGGCAGATCCCACCATTCGAGGCACCTCCTGCACTGCGCGTGCCCGTGGATCGGGTACATCCACGAGCGGTGAAAGATGCGGCACCAGGCGCGGCGCAGGGCGCGTCTCACTGGCGTTTCTCGATCCGCTTCGCGACCTGGGGGTAGCGGTCGCTCACCAGTTGCCGGATGCGCTCGCGATCGACGCCGAGCGATCGCAGCCACAGGATGTAGAGGGCGGCGTCGCCGGCCATAGTCGGGGGCGGCAGGGGCTCGTCGGGGTCGTCGCGGTTCATGGGCGGCCTTGTTTGTGATCAATCGGCATTATTTTTCGGGTGCGGATTAATTCTCTCAGTTGGCTTTCTTGCACTGATCGCCGGATTGTATCCTCCACGGATTCTTGTTGTTCAGCGTCTGGCTTATACTCGCCAGTGACGTTTCTGAGTTTGTCAAGAAACTCCCAGTAATCCATCGGAGCTAATCCTCCTTTGGGGGCTGCTTCCGCGCTTGCAGTGATTCCTGTAATTGCTTCGTCAGTCGCTCATTGTCTTCTGCTGAGCGCCGCGCATTGGTTGAGTCTTTTTCCATCTGGACTTCTAATTGCTTCGTCGATATGCTCGACACTGGCCGCTTGATCTTCGATATTTTCTTCTTCACCGGCAATGGGACGATGATCGGCGCGAATTCAGGATCGCGCGTCATACTTTCGTCGCGCGGATGCGGCATGACGGGTGATTCCTGTTTTCCTGCGCGGCCCCAGCAATCGCATCGACGCACCGCCGACACTGCATGTTTTTCATGTGGCTCCCAGCCCGAGCCGAAGCACTTGGGGCAATCTGGATTGGGCCGGATTTCGGTGCGCCGGGTTTCCCAGGAGAGGCGTCGAATATCCACTTCCGTGGCGCAGCGGGATGCCGCATTATCATCGGTGATTTGTTTACACTTGTCGATGATCTCTTTGGCATGTTCCGGGTTCTCAGCGCGTTCGGCCAGAGCGTTGATTAGATCGTCCCAACCGTCTTGCGTTTCCGGTTGACCAGGAAGTCCCGAGAGCCGGCTAATTTGCTTTCCAGCAATCTCACGGCTAATCACTGTGACCTCCAAGAGCTGCTTGTAAGGCCGCATATGCGCGATCCGATCTGCTCATATGCCGCTGTGGACCTGGACGCGGCGCACGATTGGGATTGTTGAGCCATTCGTCAAAGCCTTCGTCATTGATGAAGACGGGAACTTGCGTAAGGACAATAGCAGTGCGCTTCTCAAGGGTAACCGGGTCGCCGATATGCCGGATCACGGCGATGATCTGTTCATGGGTGAGCCCGGGGCGCTTGCACTTGGCGACCATCATGTGGGCCTGCTTGGCCGTTATCGTGGGGCCGTATTCCCGAAGTGCTTCGAGTACCGGCGTGATGCTGTTTCCGTTTTGGGTTTGAGTTTGTGTAGTTGAAGGGGCTTGCGGCGGCGGCGGCGATGGTTCCGGTTCCGGCTGAGTCTCTATACTACCGACTGTTCCCGCCGCCGCCGCCGAAGCCTTTCTTTCAATATTTCTTTCAGTTCTTTCTTCCTTATTAATGCGGTCCGTCGCGACGGTCCCTTCGACGAATTCGCGCAAGCCCTTTTCGGCTTCAAGGTACCGTCGCGCAACTTCCGCACCCTCGTTAAGGTACCGTCGCGCCGAATCCTCGTCTAGAGTTTGTAGATATTTTAGACAACCCGTTTGTTTTGAACGCTTTATAAATGAAATTATGGGCTTCCAGGACTCAGGAAGCTTTTTCCTGTAGGTATCCAAGAGGTCCGTCGCGACGGTACCTTGACCTTCTACATATGGCGGGCGGGGGACTGCCCATGAGTATGTCAGAATATGACCATTTCGTAAAGGGCCGCCGTCATCAGAATGACGTTCCGAAAGCCCGGCCGCTTCAAGTTCAGCTTGAGCATCAGTGTGGCGCTGTTTAGATAACCCGGTTTCGCGAGCGATCTCGGCGGGAGTCATTGGCCGTTGCTTGCCGCGATCCATCGTGACGAGCAGCTCTTGCTGGAAGCCCATCGTATGCAGCTCATGACAGGCGAAGAGGCGTCTGGCATTGGCCGACAACGAATTTTGCATCATACGCTCGCAGCGTGCTTTTGTATTGAAGTAATACTTGCCAGCAGGCACATCGATTGGCTTGCCGTTAGCGCCGGTAATCCGAAAAGCGCCGTCTGAGGAATCTGAAACGCTCATTCAAAGCCCCTAAAAAGTTCGGGAACCCCTTGAACGAACGCCGAGAACGGGGATAATTGAATTGCTGCTGCGACCGGTCATCCGTCGCGGCAGACCACCCTCGGCGTTTATGCTTACGCGCTCATGCACAGAACGGTCTTGTCACGGATGGTCTGTGTCTGGGCGGAAACAATTCGGCGTTGCGCCGGGCGGGGGTCGGATGACGCTGACGTCATCGAAAGTATGCCGGATTACGCAAATCCGGCCAAACTTCCGATAACGAATAGTTGGTCGTCCGGCTGCTGGAGAGGAACTGAAGGGATAACGAATAGCGCGTCTAACGTGGTGACATCTCTCTTGCCTCTGTGTGCCTGCCGCTGATCCGTTCACTTAAAAAATCCTCAAAAAAACTACCTAGGGAAAAAAAGAGGCTTGAAGAAGGTATTGGGCGGGACTGTATAATGGGGCTGTCAAGTCAGTTGCGTTGAAGACTGCGTTCTGAACGCTCGCGGCGCCAAGAACAAATTCAAGCAGTTTTCAGCCCGGGATTTGTGGGGCGGTTGCCTAACCGCCCCGTCCCGCCTAATTCCAGTTCCCCGAAATTAAGCAGTTCATGCGCATCAGGGCGATTTACTTCGCGCTGTCGTCCGCGCTTTGATGATCCTCGTTACGCCGTCTCGCGGCTGTTGAAACTCGATCGACATAGCCATGGTCTGAAGCGATTCTATACCCGCTTGCCTGCGCGGCAACAGTCTTCAGCGCGACATTTCCGCAGTTTTACAAATGCACAGTGTTATCTGAGCATTGACACTAGGGTGTTCCCTGTGATTAATTAGTTCCCAAAGTGTCAGCCCGCGCTGTAACAAAATCGCAAAAAACAAACGCGAAAAAACCGCAGCGGGCATCACTATCCGCGGTTCCCAATCCGAATACGGCCGCCGGCCGCGCCGCGATTATCGACGAATACGGCCAGCTGGACGAACGGATTGCGGAACTGAAGCCGATCGAGAAGCGGCATGAAGCACTACGAAAACAGATACTCAGTTTGTATTCTGACGCGGATCCCGCCGCGACGCTTGAGCCGGAAGGCTCTGGCTTTACACTCACCATAGGCCCGTCCGCAATCCGCCGGCGCATTGTCAACATGCGAGCCATTGTCGATAAAATCGGGCTCGATGCGTTTCTGCTGATCTGTAATGTCTCGCTGGAAAAGTTGGATGGAGTTATAATTCCAACGGATCAATCCGGCATCGTAGTGAGCGATCGCACCGGCCCGCGCCAGCTGCGGTCGGTAGCAAAGCCTTTAGGGGCAGCCTCCTAGCTGTTCCCGGCGCTTACCGGAATATAGCGCCCTAATCCGGGTTTTCAAATTCGCAGTACTCCCCTGTCTACATTTCAAATTCGCGCACGATCATGTACAAGTTCACGTTCTCCCACAGGACGCCCGTCTATGATCACGCCGGGCAATTTCAATTTGACGCGCACCGCAAAGAAGCCGAAGACCTGATCAAACGAAAACTGGTGAATGAGCACTACAGCCGCAAGGGCCGCATATTGAAGCTCGTGTTCCGCGGCCCGGATCCGGCGCTGTTAACCACTGGCTCCAAGCCCCGCCGCGGGATGGGCATGTCGCACACCCACGAAAATTATTGGAACCCGAAAGGCGCGTGGACGATCGATCCGATTCCCGATCGCCTGCGCGCGAACTTCTGCGTGATCGTCATCGATTGCGCCGCCGCATGAAAAAATCCGCCTCGCGCCGCGACCGGCCAGCCCAGGCCGACGAGTGGCTGCGCTTGGTCCCGATGTGGCTGCACGGGAAGCCCGAATCGACGCGCTCGGTCTACGAGCCCGAGATCAAGGCGTTCCGTAAGTACATCGGAACCAAGCAGATCAGCCGCGTGACACTCGCCGACCTCCAGGGCTGGGCCGACAGCCTGGCGGGCGACAAGCCGCGCACCGTGGCGCGTAAGTTGAGCACCATCAAATCGCTTTTGACGTTCTGCTTTAAGACGGGATTGATGCGGCGCAATGTGGGTGTTCTGTTGAAACTCCCGAGGATTCCGGATGATCTGACGGAGCGAATATTGGACGAACAGGCTATTAGCAATATCATCGATCACGAATTGAATGCGCGGAATAACGTATTGCTGCGCCTGTTTTACCTCTCGGGCATCCGCGCCGCCGAGGCCGCGAGCCTGCGATGGATGGATGTCAAACCACGAGACAAGGGCGAGGGTCAGATCACGGTTCTCGGCAAGGGATCGAAGACGCGCCCCATCCGGATTTCGAAAACAATGCTCGATAATCTGGCAGCGATTTGTCCGGAGAACTACAAGGGCGTCGATCCCGTCTTTGCGCGCTATGACGGCAAACCTTTAACCCGCTTCGCGGTCACAAAGGTCGTAAGCCACGCCGCGCGTCGCGTCGGTCTGGAGCATGTGTCCGCGCACTGGCTGCGCCACGCTCACGCCACGCACGCCCTCGAGCACGGGGCGCCGCTGCCGCTGATCCAGAAAACACTGGGTCATGCTGACATTTCCACCACAGGCAGGTATCTGCACGCGCGTCCCGATGATTCCTCGGGAAGATACCTTAAGCCATAATTCACTTTGCTTCACAAAATAACAATTTTGAGAACGCGTAAGTATCTGTAAAATGAGTGGATTACGAGGAATTCCGCAAAAGGCTGACCGAAGCGCCGCGATCGCGGCGCGCGCCGACAATCAGTTTTCGACAACTAAAAAATAGGCAAGTGCGGGAACAAAGGATTGCGAACCGCCGCCGTGCGTTCCTCAAGGAATACGCCGACTGCGGCATCATCGGCGAGGCCGCGCGCCGCATCGGCATTGATCGTAGCCTTCATTATCATTGGCTTGCGAACGCAGAATACAAGCAATCCTTCGAAGCGGCGACCAACCAAGCGTGCGATAAGCTGGTCGAGGAAGCACGCCGGCGGGCGCATGACGGCTGGGAAGAGCCGATCGTCTACCAGGGCGAGATCCAACGGCAGCTCGACGCCGAAGGTAAGCCGACCGGCGATCCGGTCACGATACGCAAGTATGATTCCACGCTGTTGATGTTTCTCATCAAGGGGATGCGGCCGGAAGTCTACCGCGACACCTGGAAGGGCGAGATCGCACACAGCGGCACGGTCACGCAGCGCAATCCCGACTTGGCGCGGTTGAGCACGGCCAAGCTGCGCGCTGTCGAGGCGATCCTGGCCGATGGCGAAACTGAAGAAATAACGTCGGTTAACGGCAATGGTCACGGCAAGTACCCTGAAGGCGTGCTCGGATCTGGCAACGGTCAGGGCTGAGTTGCTGTGGCGCGACCACAACCGGATCGCCGAGTTTTTTCCCGATGAGGGCCCGTTCCGCCGCGAGCTTTACAAACCGCATTGCGAATTCTTTGCCGCTGGCGCTAAATACCGGACAAGATTGCTACTTGCTGGAAATCGTACGGGAAAAACTGTCGCCGGCGCGTACGAACTCGCCACGCACTTGACCGGCCAGTATCCGAGTTGGTGGACGGGGAAACGGTTTACTGCGCCGGTCAAGGCCGTGGCGGCGAGCGACACGGGGAAATTGACGCGCGAAGTCGTTCAGCAAGAGTTACTTGGCCAGCCGGGACGGATCGGAACCGGCATGGTGCCATATGACGCCATCACCAAGACGACGATGCGCGGGGGCGTGACGGACGCTGTCGATACATGCTATGTAAAGCACATCAGCGGCGGATACAGCACGTTGATCTTCAAAAGCTATGAGCAGGGCCGGGAGAGTTTTCAGGGTTTGAGTCTGGAGGTCGCGTGGTGCGACGAAGAGTTAAGTTCTGAGTTGTTTGATGAAATTCTGACACGCACAGCTACGACTTCGGGCGTCTGTTTTATAACGTTTACGCCGTTACAAGGATTGACACCGTTAATTCAGCGCTTCCTGCCGGGTGGAGTAGCCACTGTGGAAGCGCTTGGCGGCACCGCGCATGTAACTACCTGCACTTGGGACGAGATCCCTCATCTCAGCGAGGAGACGAAGCAGGAACTCCTTAGCGTTTATCCGCCATACCAGAGGGCGGCCCGGTCGAAAGGCGTGCCCACGCTCGGCGCTGGCGCTATCTATGCGGTACTGCCGGAAGAGGACATCGTTGTGCCGGACTTCGCGATACCGGATCACTGGCCGCGGGCCTATGGTCTGGACGTCGGATGGTCGAAGACGGCTGCGGTGTTCTGCGCCAAGAACCGCGACACCGACACGCTGTACATTTACGCCGAGCACTACCGCGGCGAGGCCGAGCCCGTGATCCACGCTGAGGCGATCAAGGCCCGGGGCGCGTGGATTCCCGGCGCGATAGACCCAGCAGCCCGTGGGCGGTCGCAGGTCGATGGGCGGCAGCTTTTGCAGATGTATCAGGATTTGGGCCTGCATCTCACAGACGCGGACAACGCCGTAGAATCTGGCATCTACCAGATACTCATGCGCCAGAGTACCGGGCGTCTGAAGGTATTCCGCTCATGCCAGAACTTCATGGGCGAATGGCGCTTGTACCGGCGCGACGAGAAGGGCCGGATTATCAAGGAGAATGACCACGGGTTGGACGCCCTGCGCTACGTGCACTCGGTATGGGATCAAATCGCCAAGCCCGTGCCCGCCAAGCCGAAGGTCGAAAACGTCTACGTTACGCCAAGTTCATTTTCAACAGGATGGATGGGATGACACAGCAACCCCCGCAAGCCGCGCCGCACGCCGCCGCGCCACCCAAAGAACAAACGACGAAAGCGCCGCAAGGCAAATCGACGACCAGCGAGCTGCAGGTCTGGACGGTCGACGCGGACGATCACATCCTCCTGCGCATCGACCGCAAAGACCCGCTGCGGCAGAAGATATTCACGGTGATCAGCGACCTGCTCGCCGCCGAGCACCGCGACGCCGAGATGTCGCGCGCGCGCGCGATGGCGCAGGTCGCCATGCCGGAAGCGCTGCCGAGGCCGAATCCGGCGTAGGTGGCTCACAGGATGATCCCGTCTCCGTGACAGCAAAATCCGTTTGCGAGTCCCTGGCGGCCCGCGACCCCCAGACGCCGGAGGAGTGGCGCGAGGCGGTCGAGAGCGCGGTCATCGCGCTCGATATCGCGCCATTTGTCAACGGCGTCGGGATGCGGATCGACCGCGAGCGCTGCCATGAGATCATCGCCGAAGGCGAGCGCCGCGGCTACAAGCCGCCGCCGCACCTGACGGCGCGCGAGGTCGCGATCTGGATGATGGAGTGGAGAAGCTGGTTCGGAGAGTGAGGTAAGGAGCGGGCCGAGTATTTGAGGAATCTGCGACCCGCTCAAGGACTCTTACAGAGGCAATATAGCATGAACACCGCATCGAACGCCGCCGGCTTACGCCGCTCGACGGCCAAGGCCGCGCCGCCCGACGACGACGAAACGCCGCCGCCGGCGCCCAAGGGCAAGAAGGCCGCGGCCAAGATTAAGGCCACGATGGGCGAGTACAAGGAAGGCGCGCTCAAGAGCGGCTCGGGAGCGCCGGTGACGTCGAAAGCCCAGGCGGTCGCGATCGCGCTCAACCAGGCGCGCAAGGCGAAGTAGCATGGACCTCATTTCGCTGTTGATCGTGCTCATCATCGTCGGCGTGATCCTGTATCTGGTGCAGACCTACATCCCGCTTGCGCCGCCGATCAAGACCATCATCAACGTCGTGGTCGTGCTGGTGCTGATTCTGTGGCTGCTCAATGTATTCGGCGTGGGCACGTACCGCATCGGGCGCCCGGTCGTGACCCGTCCCTGAACTACGCCCTCCCGCAGAGAGCGGGCGCAGGCCCGGCCTTAGCGCGGGGCGCGCCCCGGCCATGAGTAAGTCCGGTGGGGGGCAAAGACGTGAGCGCCAAGCAGAACGCAATAATCGGCGCGGCGCTGCTACTGGTCGCTATCGTGGTGGTCTGGGTGATGCTGCATTTGAGGCTGCATCACTCTTTTTAGGGCGTCCGCCGAGCTTGCCGTTCTTGCGTACCGCTTCGGTTTTCGCCTTGCTGCGCACGGAGCCGCCGCGGCGACCCATGAGGGCCGCCGCTTTCTGGATCTCAGTCATGATCCGCTCACTATGTCGTAGATCATGTCAATGACCGCGATTGTGGAGCATACCAATGCAATCACATACCACGTAGTCACGATTGGACCGTACTCGAAATATTTCATTGGATGCGATGGCCTTTCTTGTGGCCGTTCGTTGGTCCGTGGCCGAGCGATCGAATGAAGCGCTCGAGCGTGTGCTCAGTTTTTTTCTGGCTTTTCTGAACCTCGTTCAGCAGTTTCATTCCGGTTTTTATCAATTGGCGAATAGCGGCGATTTCGCGATCATGCTGCGCGATGCGGCGATCAAGCGCAGACAGCGTTTGTTTGGGCACGTCTCATTATACCAAGTCGCTTAGGTTATGACCCCCACCAGCGCCCCGGCGAACGGCGGCTTTCTGCGCACGGCCCTCGGCCGCATTCGCGACGCCATCGCTCCGGGCTACCGCACGTTGAGCACGGGCTCTACGACTGCATATGCGCGCGACGTCGAGGACGATAAGCCGCCGGCCAACGACGACGACTTCATCAAGCTTGCGCTTGAGCGCTTCCACATGGTCGCCGAGGCCGAGGACGAAGTGCGGCGCCAGATGTTGGACGACCTGGAGTTCTACGCCGGCGATCAGTGGGACGACACCGTCAAGCGCTCGCGCGAGATGGACAAGCGCCCGTGCCTGACCGTAAACCGCCTTCCGCAGTTCGTCCATCAGGTTTCAAACCAGATCAGGCAGAACGCGCCCAGCGTGAAGGTGTCGCCCGTCGATAGCGAGGGCGACATCGAGACGGCCGAGATCATCCAGGGGCTGTACCGCCACATCGAAACGCAGAGTAACGCCACCGCCGTGCGCAGCTATGCGTCGTTCTACCAGATCGTCAGCGGGCGCGGCTATTACCGCATCCTGACGAAGCGCGCCGACCCGTACAGCTTCGACCAGGAAATCATCATCCAGCGCATCAAGAATCCGGCCACGGTGTATATCGACCCTACGGCGCAGGAGCCGGATTACAGCGATGCCAAATGGGCGTTCATCGTCGAAGACCTGACGCGCGCCGAGTTCAAGGCGCAATATCCGGAACAGTCGAGCGCCGGCGAAGAGTTCCGCAGCGTCGGCGACAGCGATCCCGACTGGGCGTCGAAGGACTCGATCCGCGTGGCCGAATATTTCACGCGCGACCTGGAGCAGGTCGAAGTCGGCATGTTGGCCGATGGCTCCGTCATCCGCATGGAGAACCTGCTGCCGGGGACGCAGATCGTCGCCACGCGCACGGCGACCGTCCCGCGCGTGAAGTGGTCGAAGATCACCTGTTACGAAGTGCTCGAGCGCCGCGACTGGCCGGGACGGTGGATACCCATCGTCCCCGTGCTCGGCGAGGAGTTCGACGAGGACGGCAAGACGCAACTGCTCGGGATGGTGCGCAATGCCAAAGACCCGCAGCGGATGCTCAACTACTGGGAATCCGCGAAGACCGAGACGATCGCGCTCGCGCCGCGCGCGCCCTATGTCGCCGCCGAAGGGCAACTCGAGAACCATGAGAAGGAATGGGCGCAGGCCAATACGCGCAACTTCGCGTATCTCACCTACAAGCCCATGAGCCTGAGCGGCGCTCTGATGCCGCCCCCGCAGCGCCAGGTGTACGAGCCGCCCATCCAGGCCATATCGCTCGCCGAAGGCGCGGCCATCGATCACATGAAGGCCGCGACCGGCATCTACGATGCCTCGCTCGGCAACCGCAGCAACGAAACCAGCGGCATCGCCATCCGGCAGCGGCAGTCGGAAGGCGATGTCGCCAATTACCACTTCCTCGACAACCTGAATACGGCGATCACCTACGAGGCTAAGATCGTCATCGACCTGATCCCCTACATCTACGACCGCCCCGGGCGCGTGATCCGCATCATCGGCGAGGAGGGCAGCGAACGCCAGGTGATGACCACGAGCGCCGCGCAGCCCGTTCCCGGCGAGGCGCTTCAGCAGTTTCAGCAGAAGTTCGGCCAGGTGCAGAAGATTTACGACCTGCGCATGGGAAATTACGACATCACGGTCGATATCGGCCCGTCCTATGCAACCAAGCGCCAGGCGGCGTCGGACGCGATGCTGCAGTTCGCCAAGGTAGCGCCGGGTCTGCTGCCGCAGTTTGCGGACCTGATGGTGCAGGCGATGGACTTTCCGATGGCTCAGGAAATCGCCGACAGAATCCGGCCACCCGGCGCAGCACCGCCTGGAAGCCAGCCGCCCATACCGCCGCAGGCGCAGGCCGCGCTGGCGCAGATGCAACAGCAGAACCAGCAGTTGCAGGCGGTCGTGGGGCAGTTGAGCGACCTGCTGCAAAAGAAGACGCTGGAACTCCAGAGCAAGGAGCGGATGCAGACGCAGCAGATCGAGTCCGACGAGCGCATCGCGACGATGCAGACGCAGGCCGAGACGGTGCAGAAGGCTGCGGACATCGGAAGCCGCGACAGCATCGCTTTACTCAACGCCGAGATCAACGCGCTCAACGCACGGCTGAAGCAACTAGGGGCGAACCAGCCCGTCGAAGCCGGCGAAGAGTTGACACCGATCGGCGCCGCACCGCAGGGGCCGCCCAGCAATCCTCCGATGGGACCGGCCCCTGCGGGACCGATAATGCAACCATAATGCAACCATGAGAATCGTCGAGATCGCCGTCCCGCACTATCAGGCCGCGCCGGATAAGCTGCAGCGCGTCAAAGGCGACCTGATCGTCGTGTCCGACGAAGAGGCCGCGCGCCTGGTGAAAGATGGAACGGCGAAGTGGTATACGGCGCGACCGGAGCGGAAGAAGGAAGACGGGATGGACCAGCACGAGTAAACGACCGCACGCCTAAAGGCGGCGGCTTTTGACGATATGCGAAACGCTTTTACATCTCGCAGTCATTCGGGCCGGTTTACGGGCGCGGTGTTTTGCGTCTTGGGCGACCCCGCCTCTGGCGACGTTCACGGCCGCATTGCTGTCGGCGTGGACCTTGCCACAGGTTGTACACGAGAACACGTCGCCGCGCCTGACGCCCAGGACTCCGCAGGTGGCGCAAGTCTGGCTGGTGTAGGCGGGCTCGACGTATTCGATTTTGATTCCGGAACGGGCGGCCTTATAGGCGACAAAGGCCTGAAGCTGCGCGAAGGACCAGCCCGCAACCATGCGGTTGCTGTGCTTATTCCAGATCTTGCATCGTTTCCGAATGCCTGCGAGCCGTTCCATGCGGATGGTTCCGCATTGTGTGCCTTCGGCTTCGGTAACGATGGCCTTACTGAGGTTGTGGTTCTCCCAGGTAATGCGGCGGCGTTCCCGCCCCGATTGTCGACGCAGCGCCTTGCGTGCGCGGCGATTGTTCCTCGATTGCAGCGATGCGCGGATCTTGTGGCGCTGTTCCTTGAACTGCTGCCTAGCCGCTCCCGAATGCAGCGTGCCGTTGGAGGTAGCGGCAGTGTTGCGGATTCCCAGGTCGACTCCCATCGGCGGGCCGGTCACAGGTGGCGCTTCTGGAACCACGCACGTCGCCATCAGATACCACTCGCCGCGGACCAACGCGAGATCGCTCTCGCCTTTTTGCGTGGCGAGCAGTTTCCGTTGCCGTTCACCGCACACGAATGGAATTGTGAGCCTTCCGTCAAGCGACCAGATCGAGACCGCCGAACTGCCGTAACGGAGAATGCGGGCGTCATAGGCGGCCGAGCCGGTGGGCCGGAAGTCACGCCGCGCTTCCCGGTCCAGCTTGTAGGAGTCCGCGACCTTCGAGATTGCGCGGACCGCGGCTTGCGCGGACAACGCGAAGCGGACGCGGACCGTGCGGTAACACAGTTTGTGGATGGCGAACTGGGCGGATTCAGTGCAGGCAATGCTTAGAGGCGAGCGAGTTGCCGCCGGATCTGGCTACGGTGTTCGAGTGACTCGGCAATGCGCCAGCGCTTTGGTCACCGACGGCTGGAGCCGGCCGCATTTCGGGCAGGGCGTGACGATGGGCGGCCGTCCGCCGAGTTTCCCGGCTTCGCGCGGTTGATTGCGTTCCTTATCCTTGGCCCAGCGCAGGCGTACCAGCGCCTGCGCCGCTTTGTTTGGCTTACTGTTTCGGGCCATGTCCTTCGAGTTTCTTCAAGCGCTGATCGAGATATTCATATTCAAGATCGAGTTCGCGAAGCAGCGCCCGGTTGGTATTCGTTCGCGCTTCCATAGGTGACGCCCACTTGTGAAACTCCGTCAGGAGATTGGTTTCGACACGTTCCAGATCAGCTTTAGTGGCAAACGTATCGAACATCCACTTCTTGTCGTCTTCAGTCAGACTCATGGTCTAATTATAAACCGTACGTATAAACCAGTTGATGGAGTTCGTACTAACGCCCGTTTTCGAGTAGCGTATACGCCTCTCCCTCGACGAAGTCGAGCAGCGCCGTGATCCGCTGCGCAGGAAGTTCCAGAGCCTCGGCCACGGCGTGCGCGCCCAGGCCGTCGGCGAGCAGCGTGACGGCGGCGACCACGGGAACGTCCGTGCCGCGGAACATCCAGGTATCGCCGATGCGCTCGATGCCGGTGTATTTGCGCCAGTCAACAGTACTTCGAATTTGTTTCATCCCTAGGGAAAGTTTATGTCATTGATGGTTTCATCGACCACGGATTCGCAGGAGTCCGTCAACCTCGCCGCCGGCCTCGCCGCCGACGCACCGTCCGATGCGCCGCCCGCCGAAGACACCGTAATAACCGAGCCCGAAGCCGCGAAGCCCAAGGAAGCGCCCGTCAAGCCTGAGCCTGAACCCGACGAGCCCGAGGAGGGCGAGGAAGAGAAAGAGAAGCCCGAGCCCGAAGAGGACGACAAGGCCAAGCCGCCCGCGCGCAAGGGCCGCTACGAGCGCCGCATCGACCGGCTCGAGCAGCAGTTGGCTTATGAGCGCAAGATCCGCGAACTGACCGAGCAGTTGCAGGGCCCCCCGCGTGAGCAACGCGCCGCGCAGCCGCCCGCGCCCGCCGAACGTCCACACCAGGAAGCGTTCCAGAGCTACGAGGAATACATCGAGGCTCTGACGGACTGGAAGGCTGACCAGGCGTTCGCGAAGGCCGAGCAGAAGCGGCAAGCGGCGACTGCGCAGGAACAGGCGCAGCAACAGGCCGCGACCTGGCGGTCGCGCGTGGAGCAGGCCCGCGCAAAGCACGAAGATTTTGACGACGTCCTGGCAGGCACCGAGCACATCATCCTGTCGAAGCCTTTGCAGGACGCCATCGCGACTTCTGAAGACGGCGCAATGCTCAGTTACGAGCTGGCAAAGCAGCCGCAGGAATTGGAGCGGATCGCATCGCTGCCCCCGTTGGCCGCCATTCGGGCGCTAGGCGCGTTCGAGGCGAAGATTACGGCTACCAGCAACGGCAAAGCTCCTACGCAAAGACCCGCAGTCAGCCGCGCCCCCGAGCCCATCGAGCCGGTGACGCGCGGCGGCCCGATGTCGACGAAGCCCTACGACCAACTCCCCTACCAGGAGTTCAAGCGCAGGCGCGAACGCGACATCGCCGCCGCCAAGGCGCGGTGACTGCAGCTATTCATTGCTAGGACATCTAGCGTTAGCCGCTAGAAGAGGGTAAGTGTACGCCCAACACGCTTTTAACCATAAGCATGATCACGCGCGAAGCGCTGAGAGTGCTGGAGAACAACCTCACGTTTACGAAGCATGTCAATAGAAGTTACGACAAAGCCTTCGGCGTCAGCGGCGCAAAGATCGGCACGGTCTTAAACGTCCGCAAGCCGCCCAAGTACATCGGCCGCACGGGCGCTCCGATATCCATCGAAGACTCGACGGAAACCAGCGTACCCGTCACGCTGACCACGCAGTTCGGCGTCGATATCCAGTTCTCATCCGCAGAACTGGGCCTGTCGATCGACGACTTCAGCGACCGCTTCCTCAAGCCCGCGATCGCGGTCGTCGCGAACAAGGTGGATTACGACGGCATGAGTCTGTACAATACCGTGCCCAACAGCATCGGGACGATCGGCAGCCCGCCCACTACGCTGCAACCGTACCTCGATGCCGGGGCGATACTCGACGACAACATGGCGCCGCGCGACGGTCTGCGCAGCGCCGTGATTTCGCCCAAGATGCAAGCCACGCTTGTCGGCGGACTGGCCGGCCTGTTCCAGAGCGCCGACAAGATCGCGAACCAATACGAGTCGGGCACGATGGGGCTGACCGCGGGCTTCAAGTTCTCGATGGATCAGAACACGCGCACGCACACCGGCGGCCCGCTCGGCGGCGCGCCGATCGTATCCGGCGGCAGCCAGACCGGATCGTCGCTACTGGTGAGCGGCTTTACCGCGGCCGCCGCGCTTCGGTTGCGGAAAGGCGACACGTTCACGATTACGGGCGTCACTGCCGTCAACGGGCAGAACCGCCAGCCGCTGTCCTATCTGCGCACCTTCACCGTGACTGCGGACGTATCGAGCGACGCATCGGGGAACGCCACGATCCCGATCTATCCGCCCATTACGCCGTCAGGCGCGTTCCAGACGGTGACGGCGTCGCCCGCGGCATCGGCGCCGCTGACCCTGACGTATACGGCGAGTCAGACATCGCCGCAGGGGCTCGCGTTCCACCGGGATGCGTTTACGCTGGCGTGCGCGGATCTGCCGGTGCCGGGCGGCGTCGATATGGCGTCGCGGGTGTCGGACGACCAGTTGGGGCTGTCGATTCGCATGGTGAGGCAGTACAACATCAGCACGGATTTATTCCCATGCCGGTTGGACATTCTTTACGGTTGGAGTCCGCTCTATCCTGAACTTGCATGCCGCATTCAATCTTAAGCTAGCGTATGATGGTTGCATGACAACCAAGCAATGCGCGCAATGCGGTAAGTTTTACGGACCTCGGCCACAAGCCTATGACCGTGGCCACGAATGGGCGAAATATGCGGACAGCAGTTTTTGTTCGCTGGAATGTTTCCATGAGGCTAGACGCCAAGCGGCAGCCGAGCGCAGGAGTCTAGCCTACAAGATATGCGAGCAGTGCGGCAAACGTTACGGGCGCATTGGACGCCAAGCGACGCAATTTGCAAGAAGTAAATATTGCTCGCAGGAATGCTTCGGACTCGCCCAACGGAATCGAATCAGCGATATTACCGACAAGATCCGAATCGATGCCCAAACGGATTGCCATCTCTGGATCGGATCAAAATATGGCAAGGGATATGGACAGACCAGGATAGACGGTCGCATGATGCCCGTTCACAGGCTCATGTGGCAGTATTATCATGGCCCGATACCAGACGGCCTTGAAATTGACCATCTGTGTGGTAACAAAGCATGTTGCAACGTAAAGCATTTACGGCTTGTTACCGCTCAAGAAAACACGCTAGCCAGTAACAACATGGCCGCACGCTACGCCAGGCGCGAAGTCTGCGACAAATGCGGCGGCGAGTACAGCACGTTTCCAAACGGCATCCGCTATTGCAAGCCGTGCCGTCACGCAAAGATGATGGAGTACCAGCGCTGGCGACGCGCCGAAAAGAAGGCGGGGCGTTCCGGCGTCAAGGGCTAGATGGGGGCGCTTACCTACGCCCCCTAGCGGTTACTAGCCGCAGGCTCCGTCTACACGGAGAAGCGCACGACGGAGATCAGGCGATTCCGAGTTTCTCTTTGATGCGCGCCACATCAAGAGCGTAGCTGACGAGCAACTGTTCGATATGCTCCAGCTTGTTTTCAATCCGGTCCATGCGTTTGCCCATGTCGTCCATGCGCTTATTCATGTCATCGAGGCGCTTGCTGTTGATCAGGAGCGCGGTGATTGCGACTAAGGTAGTGCCGCCAGCGCTGACGATGGCTGCGGCGAGGTTGGTGTCCAAGTAGGTTTCTCCTGTCGGTTAGTAGCCGACTAATTCCATTGTAGCGTGGCGCATGACCTATGGCTCCCTATTCTCAGGCGTGGGCGGCATCGATTTAGGGCTTGATGCCGCCGGCCTTCACTGCCGCTGGCAATGCGAGATCGACCCCTTCGCCCAGCGCATCCTCGCGAAGCACTGGCCCGGCGTTAAACGCTATGGCGACATCACCAAGCTCACCGGAGACGAACTGGAGCCGGTCGATCTCATCGCGGGTGGGTTTCCATGTCAAGACCTTAGCCAAGCCGGAAAGCGCATCGGCATCGAGGGAACTCGCAGCGGCCTTTGGTTTGAGTTCGCCCGCATCGTTGGGGAGCTTCGACCCCGATACGTGCTCGTTGAGAACGTGCCAGGGCTCCTTGTTTACGACGGGCTACGAAGAGTTATCGGTGGTCATTTCGCGGCCTTCGGCCTACCGCCGAGTTTGCCGTTATTGCGCGAGGCTTCCCGCTTCGCCTTGGAGCGCGAGCGGCCGCCGCGACGGCCGAGGATAGCCATCGCGGCGCGGACGATCTCAGCTTCAGTGCTGGCCGTTCGTTTCTTCATCGGAGTCGATGGAATCGATCTCATCAACATAAGCGTCAAAGGCGGCTCGCATGGCAGCGGCCATCGCCCGCATGGCTTTATTCAATTTTCGATTCAGGGCGACTTGCCTTTCGTCGGCTTCTCTCATCCGTTGAAACGCCTCGTGCATAGACGAATGCAACGATTCGGAGTCCTTAACAAGGAACTCCAATCTTTCATCGATTGTCATAACTCCAGTATAACGCAAGCGGCTTAGGTTATGCCCGATAACGCCGACCTCTCCCTGTACCAAGGGGACGATTATGCGGCCACGTGTACGATCCGCAACCTCGACGGCACGCCCGCCGACCTGACGGGCTACACCGCGCAGGCGCAGATCCGAACCGCGGTCGCCGACGCGCAGCCCGTCGTCGCCGCGGAGTTCGAGACTAACATCGTGTCGCCCGACGTGCATCTTTTTCTCTCGCATGATGTGACGGTGACGCTGGGCGTGGGGACGCGAAAGTACGTCTGGGATTTGCAGGTCACCGATGCCGGCGGAATGGTGACGACGGTGCTCGCCGGCAAGGTGCTGGTAACGCAGGAAGTGACGCGGGAGATGATTAGCGCGCGGCAGCTGGTCGCCGTCGTCGCTTAATTGGCAAAGCCCACATGTCCGATATCAAGACCCAGACGCTGACCGCCACGCTGGGCGCCCCGCGCCTGACCGCGACGCTCCGCGGCGCGTCCACCTTCGGCGGCAGCTTCGCGCTCGGCCAGCCCGGGCCCGAAGGCCCGGTAGGGCCGCCCGGGCCGAGCGGCCCGCAGGGCATCCAGGGACCGACCGGCCCGCAGGGCTCGACCGGGCCCGCCGGCCCCGTGGGGCCCGTGGGACCGCCGGGAACGGGCATCGCAGTCAAGGGCACGGTTCCCGATTCGTCGCACCTACCTACGACCGGCGTTCCCGGCGACGCCTGGATCGCTGCGGACACGGGGCACCTGTGGGTCTGGGACTCTACCACGTCGTCGTGGGTGGACGCGGGGCACTTCACCGGACCTCCGGGGCCGGCGGGCCCGCAGGGCATCGAGGGGCCGGCGGGAGCTACGGGCGCCACAGGACCGGCGGGACCGACCGGGCCCGCAGGCGCGGACTCGACCGTGCCGGGGCCGCCAGGCGCAACCGGGCCCGCAGGAGCCACGGGGCCGCAGGGCGACCCGGGACCGGCGGGCATCCCGCTGATGGTGAACGGCGTCATCATCGGGGATGCGTCGAGCGGCGGCACCCAGTTAACGGTGCAGGACGAGGGCTCGGCGCTCGCGCAGCGTCTGAAGCTGAACTTCATCGGTGCGGGCGTCACGGCGGTAGACGACTCAGCGAACGGGCGCACCAACGTCACGATCCCGGGCAGCTCCGGGTTCTTCCTGCCGGTCACCAAGCCGCCGGCGTATGCCGGATGGTCCTGGGTGAATCAGGGAACGGCGACCGGCGGGGACACCGCAAGCGGCGTGTACCTACGAGCCCCAGTCGTGTCAGGCACCAATTGGCGTCTCCTGTTGCGCGCGGCGCCGGGATCGACGCCCTACACCGTCGTCGTATCGTTCCTGACGCTGATGCATCAGTCGGGCAACACGCGGTCGGGATTAGTGCTATATGCCAACGGCACGGGCAAGTTCTGCTCGTGCGGGCCAAGCTGCGACGGATCGAGGACCGTTGACGCCTGGAACAGCGTCACGTCATGGGCGAGCGGCGGCAATCCGTTCAATCCCGCGACGCAGAGCATCCGGCCGTTGCAATACTACCGCTGTATCAATGACGGAACGAACCTTGCGTTGGCCGTGAGCGCCGACGGCGAGACGTGGGTCACGCTGACCACGAACACGATTGCAACCTTGGTCGGAAGCGCCCCGACGCATATCGGCTTCGGCATCGACAGCGAAGGCAATCCCTACGACTCTATTCTGACGCTGGTGCATTCGACAGGTTGGTAATGGCTACCCAATTTCAACTTTCCGACACGACGCCCGCCGCGCCCTCGGGTAAGATCAATATCAAGTGGCAGCAGGACTCGTCTGCGAACATCTCCGCATACTACGACCCCGGCTCGGGCGGCGGCGCGGTGTCCAGCGTGTTCGGACGCACGGGCGCGGTCGTGGCGACCAGCGGCGACTACACCGCGGCGCAGGTCGGAGCGCCGCCCACGACACGCACCATCACGGCTGGGACGGGACTCACGGGCGGGGGCGACCTGAGCGCGGATCGCACGCTGTCGGTCGTGGACGATACGACGAACCAAAGGGTGAAAGTGCTTTTTGGGACTACTGTAGTCGGGACCAGGCCGTCAATCTCGTTCATCCAGGGATCTGGAATCTCCCTAAGTCTGGAAGACGATCCTCCTAACAATAAGACTACGGTTCAGATTTCGGCGAACATCGCCGCGGTGCAGACGCCGTGGGTGAGCGACCATGATGCTGCGAATTTCAAGCTGAAGAATGCGAACGCCATCGGCATCGGAGTCTCTACCATCAATGGGCTATTCGAATCTTCCGGCAACGTGTCAGCGGGCCGGGTGAACGCGGTCACCGTTTCGAACGCGGCGGGAGCGAACACCGCGAACAAGGTGAGGATCAGGCTCGGCCCGACCGCTGGATTCGTAGGAACTGACCTGCAACCTTACATCGAATCGTATTGCGAGAACGCCGGAAGCCAGGCTGCGGGGCTGGCTCTAGGGACTTATAACGGCGGCTCTCTCGCCGAGCAAATGCGGATATCGGCGACGGGCAACGTCGGCGTCTCCGGGGCGACGAATCCTCTCGCGCAATTGCAGATCGGCCAGCGGCTGTCGGCGTCCAACGTATCGTTCGATGCTAACTATTCCTACAACCTGTATTACGACGGCAGTAGCTGGCGGTATATACAGGGCACCGATCCCGGCTTCCAGTTGTACTTCTCGAGCGCCGGATCGAGTGGAAGTGCCTTCAAGATAAATTCAGCGCCTTATGGCGGCACGGCTGGAGCAGTAGCGACGATTGCCAATCTGGTGACCGTCCTGGTGGGCGGCAACGTCGGAATAGGAACGGCGAGTCCTAGTGCTCTGTTGGATGTTAAGGGATTCATTCGCGTCACCGATCTTGCTGGCGCTCCTACAACAGGATCAGGACTCGAAATTGTGTACAATCCTGGAGCGACTCCGGCAAGCGGTTATATACAGTCTTATACTCGCGGAGCCGGTACGTTTGGTGCTCTGGAGATCAATGCTGCCCCATTAAAACTAGCCATGAACGGCGGCAACGTCGGAATAGGCACGGCGAGTCCAAACGCTGCCTTACACGTAGCAGGTCCAATGATTAACGGCGTTACGACTAATACGTTGTTCAACGCGGCGCTCATGGGCAACTCTCAGATGCAGTTTTACTCAATCGAAGGATCGAATCAGTTAATTTGCGTCTACAAGTATTCGACCGGTACGACGAAGGCGTTCACGATGAACCTCACTTAGGACTTCTATGGCACTCAATTACGCGCAATCCGGCAACCTACGCATCAACGTCCCGTTTCAGCAGAGAATCGGATCGGCTGCGCTTAAATGGGCGAGTTATATTCTCTCAAGTCAGAGCTACGATGTCTCAGACGGACAGAAGCGACGAATGATTCAGATGGCTCAGGATGCTTACAATAATCCGGTTATCGTAGCTCAGAAACTACAGCCTGGAGTCGTTCAAGACTCGAATATCCAGCAAGGGGATATCGATGCCGCTACCGGTGACTCGACGGTGGATGACGCGACTCTTCAGACGGCGGTCGAGGCGACGATTCAGAAGTACCTATAAAACTACTTATGTGGGGACGAGGCAGGAAGCCGCTAGAACTCAAGAAGTGCCTCCGCTGCGGCCAGGAGTTCCAGGCTAACAAATACGGTCGCCGGATCGTGCAAGTTTATTGTTCGTCCGCATGTCAGAAAGCGGCCAGTATCGATAAGAAGTACCAGGGCAAAGTCAAGCGGTTCACCAGGCCCGATACCTGGATATTTCCGCACGGCGAAGTCGTGCGATCGACGCGCGCCTATATTTGCTGGAAAGATTTGATCTGATGAACGAAACCTGCTACCCGCTCGACGACCTTACTATCGCCGTCATCGCCGACTTGCAGCGGCAACTGATCGCCGCCGAGGGACGCATTCAGGGCGCATTGACGCTGTTCCTGCGGCAGCACGACTTGCAGGGGCAGTGGGGACTTGCGCCGAACGGGCGCGAGGTGCAACGTATTGACGCGCCCGCTACGGCGTCTAACCAATTGAAGGAGACAATCAATGGACATTCAGCCTGATCGTTTTTATTACTCATCACCAGGAGGGCCGCAAGTGGCAACCTATCCCAAGTGGAAATACCACAAGACCGAACCGCCCAAGCAGGTAGCCAACGCCGAGCAGGAAACGGCGCTCGGCCCCGAGTGGGGCGACACCTACGTCAAGCAGGACTACCCCAAGATGAAGTTCGGGGCCAAGTTCGCCGAGGACAAGAACAATTACGTCATCGTCAACAGCCCCGAGGACGAGGGCAAGCTTCAGGGGGGCCCGTGGAGCGATACGCCGCCGCAGCCCAAGGCGGAAGACGAGTCGAAGTCCAAGGAAGAGCCCAAGAAGAAGTAAGCCATGCAGGTCAGCGACCTCATCAAGAAATCGCTCCAGTTGATCGGCGTCGTGGCCGCCGGCGAGACGCCTTCGCCCGAAGACCTTAACGACGGCTTCGACAAGCTGAACATGCTGGTGCGGTCGTGGAACGCGCAGCAGCTGCCGCTGTTCGCGATCAGCAAGCAGACCGTGACGCTGACGGGGGCGAACAGCTACAACCTCGCCACGCGCACGCTGCGCATCAAAAGCGCCACGGTCATCACGTCCATCGGCACGAGCCAGTCGCCCGCCATCGTGGATGTGCTTGGATGGAACGGCATACCCGACAAGACGCGCACGGGCGTGTTCGCCGAATCGCTGTTCTGCGATTACGCCTATCCGACCGCCGCAGTGTACCTGACGCCGCGGCCCGCCTCGGGAACGCTCGAGATCTGGGCGCATCCGGCGCTCGCGCAATTCACTAGCACTTCGCAAGTGATCGATCTGCCCGACGGCTTCGAGCGTGCGCTGTGCTATGCGCTGGCGATCGATCTTGCGCCGGAATACGGGCGCAGTGCGCCGCCCGAGGTCGTGGGCATCGCGAACGAATCGAAGAACGCGATCACGCAACTCAATGCGATCGTGATGGGTGAGATGGCGCCGGGATCGGGCGCTACGGCGCAGACGGCGGCTTAGTTGTGATGAACGAGCGGCGGGACGCGCTCTTCAAGGCGCGTGAGTCGTTCGCCGTAGCTTCTGAGCGAAGTTTCCATCGATGTCAATCTCGCGAGAATGTCTTTCAGAATCGTCTGTTCGCGTAGCCACATGAGCAGAATGGCAATCAGCAGGGGAAGAGTCCCGTAAAAGACCTGTAGAGCCTGAGTGTTAGGCATCGGTTATATGACTTATTATGATTTAATTCGGAGTTCCCTGCGCCTCATCGGACAACTGCGCCCCGGCTACGGACCCAACGGCAGCGAGATCACCGACGCATTGTTCGTGATGAACTCGATGCTCGACTCGTGGTCGCTCGAGCACCTGAACATCTACACCGTAGGGCGCACGTCGTACCCGCTGTCGGGCAAGGCGAGCTACACTTTCGGCCCCAGCGGCGACTTTCCCGACCGCCCGCTACGCATCGAGTCCGCGGCGTGGATTCTATCGGGCAGTTCTGACTACGAGTATCCCGTCCCGGTCATCACCGACCAGCGCTGGCAGCTGGGCGGCGGCCCGTCGCCATCGGGGGCGCAGGGCGTCTATTACGACAACGGCTTTCCGCTCGCGACCGTCTACCTGCGCCCTGCGCCCGCGGTGCAGACGGCGACGCAGCTGGTGCTTTATACGTGGACGCCGCTGACAGGCGTGGACGAGGAGACGCAGGACGTGGTCTTCCCGCCCGGATACGCGGACGCGATCCGATACAACCTCGCCGAGCGGTGCGCCCTTGAGTGGGGCAAGGTCGCGCAGGACGGCGTTCACGCGCTGGCGATATCGAGCAAGGCGGCGATCAAGTCTTTCAACATGCAGCCGATCGAGATGGATGCGACGGACGGCGGGGCGCTCGGGTGCGGGGGCGGCGGCTTTAATATCTATGTGGGGCAGTAAGGGCTGGCCGTAACGCCGCCAGCCGTGCCCGGAAGCTACTCCGGGGGCGCTCCACGAGCGCGGAGAAGCACTGCGGAGATTATTTCTTGTGGTGCTCTGCTTCGTGAAGTTGGAGCAACAGTTTCATATGCTCGAAAGCGTTATCGATGTGCTCTTTCAGTTCATCAAAGCGCTCATCAAGCCTTTTCGATAGATCATCGATACGCTTCGATACCTCAGTCACTCTGCTATTCGAGTAGATCATGACGCTCACCGGGATAATCACCGATAGCGCCAACGTCATCAGTTGTTGGTCAGTCAATTAGGATTCTCCTGCCGGATAGCTTCCGGCTAACTTCATTATCCCATGCGCTTCGATGGCTTCTGCGGACCAACCTACCAGAGTTGGTCGCCCAACGTCAGCAACGAGCGGACAATCAACCTCTACCCGGAAATCATGGAGTCCGCAGGCGCAAAGTCGAAAGTCGCCCTCTACGGCACGCCCGGCCTGACGCTGTTCACGACGCTCAGCCACGCGCCGGTGCGCGCCCTGTGGGCGGGCGAGGACCGCCTGTTCGCCGTGGGAGGCGATCACTACTATGAGGTCTTTGAAGACCCCGTCGCCAATCCTCCCACCGACCGCAGCGCTGGAACCGGCGGCATCACCATCGGAGACGACGCGCAACACACGCCGGTCGCGATCTGGCCCAACGGAACGCAGAACCTCATCGTGAGCGCCGGCCAGGCGTACATCGACGGCGGTCCCAACATCGTGCCCGCCACGATGGATACGTCCGCAGCCGGCAAGGCCAACAGCTACGCCGCGCCGGGAATCGCATGGGTGAGCGGCGACAAGTTCGGGGCGTGGATGGTGGGCCAGACGCTGACACTCGGCGGCGCGACCTACACCGTCAGCGCATTCGGGGACGAGGAATACATCCTTGTCAGCCCGCCTTATCCGCCGGTGCAGGCCAATGTCGATTTTTCGATCAGCGGCCATCTGAACATGGCGGCGAGGACCGGATGCTTCCTCGATACGTATTTCATCATCGCGCCGCCCGACAGCAAGACGTTTTACTTCTCCAATCCCAACGACGGCACGGCGTGGGACGGCCTGGAAGTCAGCGTCAAAGAGGCGTACCCGGATAACATCGCCGCGGTCTACGCCGATCACGAGGAGTTATATCTGTTCGGCACGCACTGGAGTACGGAGGTCTGGCGCAACGAGGGCGCAGCGGACGCCGCCGGCGGATTCGTGCGCGACCCGGGCGGATTCGTCCACATCGGGTGCGTCGCGCCGTGGTCGATCCAGTCGCTCGCGAGCGGCCTGCACTTCTTAGGCGGCGACACGCGCGGCCGCACGGTCGCCTACCGGCTGCAGGGCTTCCAGCCCGTGCGCGTGAGTACGCACGCCGTCGAGCAGGTCTGGAGCACCTACAGCACGGTCTGGGACGCCTACAGCTACGCCTACACCGACGAGGGACACGAGTTCTGGGTGCTCAACTTCCAGACGGCCAACGCGACGTGGGTATACGACGTCGCAAGCCAGATGTGGCACGAGCGGGCCTACTGGAACGGCACATCGTTTGAGCGCCACCGCGGGCGCTGCCATGCGTTCGTATGGGGCAAGCACTTCGTGGGCGACTGGGCCAACGGCAATATCTACGAGATGAAGCACGGCATCTTCACCGACAACGGCGTGCCGATCCACCGCGTGAGACAGGCGCCGCATTTGAGCAATGAGGAAGTCCATGTCTTTCATCACCGGCTCCAACTCGACGCAGAGATAAACGGGACCGCGCCGAGTTTCGCTCTCGACTGGTCCGATGACGACGGAACGACGTGGAACACGCCGAAGACGCGAGCGCCCAGCGTGAGCGGCAACAAGGGGCGCTATCTGTGGAACCGGCTGGGGACGGCGCGTGATCGCATCTATCGGGTTACGACGAGCGATGCGGCGAAGGTCGCGATCGTGGACGCGATCCTGAATCCGGCGCCGACGTCGGGGGCGCATTAAACTTGTAGTGGAAGCCCGTCAAGCGGAGATCCTCTCCAGCACACATTGCACGAGGTGATCTTCAGTCACCGCAATCCGCGGCAGCGGGCTTTTGAGGAGAGGAACTGAAGGGTTGAACGGTGTCGGGCTTGGAGAGGAACTGAAGGGTTGAACGGTGTCGGGCTTGGAGAGGAACTGAAGGGTTATTGCAATGAGTTTTTGTTGCAGTGGTCGCAAGTCTGGAGAGGTAACTGAAGGATCAAATGATTTGCCATTCCGCGCGTTGGTACACGCGCGTTGCAGTGGCCGTAAATCTGGAGGGGCAACTGAAGGAGCGTAACTACCGGCCAGCCGGTGCGTAAACTGAAAACGTGAACACCGAAACCGAAGGCCACCGCATCATTGCGCTCAAAGTCGATATCGACTGGCGCAACGCCGAAAGCAAAAAACTCTACAAGCGCCTGCGCGATCTCTCCTGGCAATCCGCGCGCTACCGCAACTATCACGCCATGGCGCTCTATGCGCGCGAGCAGGGCTGGCGGCAGGAGGATAGCGAGGATCGCAATGCGATCATCAAGTTGATCCGCAAAAATGAAAAGCAGGAACTGAGCGGCGCGGCCTATTCCGCCGCCGAGCGCGAAGTGGACGCGGCCTATAGCCGCGACTCCAGGCGCATTTATAGCGGACAGCCCATTCCGCAGTGGCGGCCGGCGGCGTCTCTCAGCGTGCGCGGGCACCGCAACAAGAACGAATCCGGCGTCCGGCTGGAGGTCGAGGGCGGGCGCTACGTGGCCTATCTCCAGGCGCAGTCCAAAGAATGCGAGGACGGTTCCTGGCTGCGCCTGCCGATCGCCCAGAACACGCGCCGCGACGAATACCAGAAGCCGGTCCTCGATGCGATGGTCCAGTGGACGACGGCCATCGACAAAGCCTTCATACAAATCAAGCCGCACGCAGTCGTTTTGCGACTAAGCTACAAGTTGAACTATTCGCTCTCACCGATGGGGCAGCGCAAGGCGACCTTGGGTCCGCTGGTCGGCGAGCGTTTGTTGCTCCGCACCGAGGCCGCTACCCAGACCAAAGACTACAGTTCGCAGATCGCCAATATCCGGTCGAAGAAAGACGCCTGGGACCAGATCCGGCGGCGGGCTCTCGCGCAGATCGGCTGGCGCCACGGGCAGGCCCGCATGAAGCGCGAGCGGCTGGCGCATTTGTCGTGGGACGACTGGCTGCTCACGTATCTGCAGACCTGGACGCGCAATGTGGCCGCCTGGTGCCATTCGCAGGGAGTGGGCGAGATTTCCATTGCATCCATCGCGGACGGCGACTGGCCGGCGGATAAGTTCGTCAAGTTGCTGCGCTACAAGGCCGCGGCTCTCGGCATGAAGGTGAACGAAGCGGCGGATGTCACCGAGCGTAGCGGCGAACGCGCCGCCCAAGCCGTGGTCCGCAAGCATCAGACTGCCGTTAAAAAGCGGCGGCAGGCCGAGCGGCAGTTGCAGCATCAGTTGAAGGCTTGAGGAGAGGAACTGAAGGGAAATGGGATTCTGGGCGGCGTCGTCGCAGTAAATCGAAGCATTGGAGAGGAACTGAAGGGTCCACCCATTGGCCGTCGGCGCGTCGCAGTAATCGAGAGTGTTTGAAGAGGAACTAAGAAATGGCACATATATCTACAGAAGAGTTGGACAACATCGCCCGCCTGGGGCTCGAAGACCTGCGGGCGTGCTTCAGCGCGCAGCCTCCGAGCGGGGCGCTGGAGCGCGCGGAACTCACGCTGAAGGTATTGCGGCAGGGCACCAGCCGCATGTCGGGTGAAAATAACCGCATCGCCACGGCGCTCAAGGTCGCCAAAGCCGCGGCCATCGCGCCCGAAGACCAGCGCACGCTGTGGGCGCAGATCGCCGCCAGCGGCGCGGAGTTTACGCCCCGGCCGCCGCGGGCCCTGCCCGGCCACGCGCCCGCCACTCGCGAGAAACCGGCGAAATCGGCGTAGGTTTTGGAGAGGAACTGAAGGACCGAGGTGCGCCATTGGAGAGGAACTGAAGGGTCGAACGTCGACCACGGTGCTTTGGAGAGGAACTGAAGGGAAACGGCGAAATCGGCGTAGGTTTTGGAGAGGAACTGAAGGACCGAGGTGCGCCATTGGAGAGGAACTGAAGGGTCGAACGTCGACCACGGTGCTTTGGAGAGGAACTG